CGCGGCCCGCAGGGCAAAGGAAAGGGAATTCAACCGCCTGACATTGTCCGGCGAAGCTGACCTGACTGGTGTGACGTTGTTGGAATTGCGGGAATCATCCGGGGCGAGCAAGCCGGGTGAGCCACCCAAAATGAGAACAGGCAAGGGCCGAAAGTCAATCACTGCTGAACTCAGGATGAAGGGCAAGAAGCCGGAAGCCAGGACATACGTTGACAAGCGGGTGGCACCTTACATGGCCATGTGGGAGTTCCGCCAGGACGGTAAGCAGAGGCCATTTTTGAAGCCAGCAGTGCAGAACAATCTCAATCTATTCGGGGCGGAAATCGGCAACAGTCTGAAGCAACAACTGAGGCCGCAAGCGGGCAAGAAAAAGGCAGTGGTGAAATAATGGCGGAGACTGGAATAGACAAGGCGATCGGCGAATGGTGGGCCGCAACGGCCGCGCTGTGCGATCTGATTCCAGTCGAAAGAGTCGTTGCCAGCGTTGATCAGTTTTTAGAGACCGAGGATGACGACAGCGACGAAGACGGATACTTCGATGACGTGGTTGTGTTTGATGCGGTGAGCGAACCGGCATGGCGAACAAACAGCAGTCAGGGATGGCGTACTTCGTTGACGTTGGCCTGCATGTCCATTGACTACGACCGTAGTAAGGCGATCGGGCAACAGGCGGTCAGCAGTTGGCAGAATCAGGGATTCACAGGCAGCTCGGTTGAGATTGCGACCGCGAAGCCGTCAGGACAAATGACAACAACTCAGGACGAAGCAACAGGCATCTGGACAACATCTGTTCAGTTTGACCTGATGCACGTGGGAGTGTGATATGGCAGACGTGAGTGTGACAGCGGCAAGCGTTGTGAAAACTGCAACCAGCCTGATCGGCTACGGCACAGCCGGGGGAACGGTAACAGCCGGTCAGCCAGTCTACGCTGACACGACAGCCAGCAACAAACTGAAGCCCTGTGATGCGGATGTTCTCGCATCGTCGAAGGCGATCGGTATCGCGTTACACGGAGCGAGCGACGGCCAGCCGTTGCAATACTGCTACGGCGGAAACCTGACTTTCAATTCGGCATTTACCGTCGGTCAGGTTTACGTTTGCAGCGTGAACGCCGGAGGGATTGCACCGTATGCCGATCTGGCATCAGGCGATTTCGTGACGATTCTGGGCGTGGCTACAACGGCCACGAATTTGAAAATCGGGATTCTGTACTCAGCAACCGCAAAACCGTAATCAGGAGCATAAGACATGGCAGCAGGTACGCCATTCACAGGCAAGTCGATGACGTTCAAAACCGGGGCATCTCCGACCGAAGTTGACCACACTGGAAAGTGGGAGTTGACGATCGGCGGAGCGTCTGCAAAATATGCCACGAACTCAACAGGCGGCTGGCGGAAAACGACCGTCGGCGTTGGCGAGTGGTCTGGATCTGTCACAATCATGCTGCACGCCGGAGGGGCACAGCCTCTTGCACGAGGTGACGAAGTGGCGGCACAGTTTCACGCGGATTCAGACGACTACATCAGCGGGACGATCGTGATCACCGAAGTCGGGCCGATCACGTTCGACGCGGATTCCGGAGATCCGGTAGCTATCGACTATGCCTTCGACGGTCAGGGATTGCCGGCGAAGAGCGGAACAGCGTTTGACATCATTTCTTAACCATTAACCAGGAGTAGAGACCGTGGCGGACGGTTTATTCAATCTGATTGGCCGACGGGCCATTGAGCTACAAAAGGACGGAAGAACGTATCGGCTGGCGGTGAGAACGCTGGCCGATCACGCCTTGAAAGAACAGGCCATCCTGCAACGAATGGGAAGCCCGTATGCCGGATTGGAGGACATCAAAGATCCGGCAGCACGTCAGGCGGCGTACAAAATCGCGGCTGATGTTGCGGCGCGTCCATTGATTGCAACGCTTCAGGATGAAGAGCGATTCGACGAATCCTTGCGGGGAATCGGCTACTCAGTTTGGCGGGCGTTGTCGGTTCATCATTCAGACGAATTCCCGCCTGGATTACCAATCGAAAAGGGCATTCAGTTAGGGTGCGATTTTGTCGAGTGGTTCGCAGACATGAAAGCGATCGTTCACGCATTGCACAAAGTCGATGAACGGCCTGAATTGGGAAACTGAGGTCACCCGGTGGCGGGGGTGCGAATTTACCGTCACGCAGAACTGTGCCCTGGGCGACAATATTTCGGAATCTGTCTGAGCGATACGGTTGGACGCCTGAGCAGATTGGCGGCATGACCATGTATCAGGTTCTGGTGTGGTGCGGCATGTGGTGCCCTGAAGACATCTGGCAGAAACAGGACGCGAAGTAATGGCGATAACTGTCCAAGAAGCACAGGTTGTCTTCAGTGCCGAGGGAATGCGGCAAGTGGACACACAAGCCCGCAAAGCATCGTCGGCGATGGACGGCCTGACCAGTGCGACCAAAAAGGTCGGCGGTGCGTTGTCTGGCATCCGCAGTGCGTTCAGCGGCTTGGGCGGTGTGCTGGCTGGACTCGGAGCGACGGCCGGATTGGTCAGGATGGCACAACTGACAATGGACGCCGAGAAGACCGCGATTTCATTCGAGGTACTGACCGGGAGTGTCGAGAAGACCCGCCAGTTACTGGACGAAATGCGAAAACTGGACAAGAAAACCGTGTTCGGCGTTCAGGAACTCGCACAAGCCCAGAAACTAATGATGAATTTCGGAGTGGGGACGGATGAAGCATTCAGCATTCTGACAAATCTGACAGAAGTGGCACAGGGCGACACGGAACAGTTAATGCTGTTGGCGCGTGGCATGGCACAGGTCAAAGCGGCTGGCCGTCTGATGGGGCAGGAAGCCAATCAGTTGATTAACAGTGGGTTCTCTCCGTTGTACGAAATCAGCCAGACAACGGGCCGCAGCATGGCCGACCTGAAGAAGGACATGGAAAACGGATTGATATCCTATGACATGGTACGGGATGCACTGGAGAAACTGACGACAAGCGGCGGACGATTGGCCGGGATGAACGACCGCATTTCGCAGACGACAGGCGGCATGCTGTCAAAGTTCAAGACCAATATTGAGCAACTGGCGATTGCGATCGGGAACAGTTTCCTTCCGGTGGCCAATGATGTTCTGGAAGCCCTGAACGGTATCGCGGACACAACAGGGCAAGCGACGTCGTCAGTGGGGCTGATGATTGCAAATCTGAGAGCGGCATTCACCGAACAGCGTGAGTTGTGGCAGGATCTGGGAGTAACGATCGGCGTTGTGTTTTCGAGCCTACCGAAGTTGCTTGGCGATATCGTCAGCGACATCGGAACCAGAATCCGCGAGTTGCTGTCGTACACAGTCGAAGCTGGCAAGGTGATTGCACAGAACCTCAGCCCGTCTGTGCTGATGGGCAATCAGCCGAAGACTGAAATGCCACGATTGGAATTCAGCCCGATGGTTTCCCGTGGTAGTCTGCGGGAATCTGTGATGGCTGAACTGGACGTCGTGAGACAGCAGCGAATTGAAGAACGTCGAGCGGCTGCAAGTGCGGCATTCCAAGAGCAGCAGAAACAGGCACAAGCACCGAAGCGAGAACCGGCACCGGCATTGATTCCGATTCAGGAAACACTGGCAACAGCTGTTGCTGAGCAAGTGCGAATCGAACGCGGCGGAGCGTTGCAGGTGTTCCAGCGACTTCAGGAACAACTGGCACCGAAGAAGACCGAAGAACTCCAAAAGCAGCAGATTGAACTGGCGAAAGAGTCGATCGAGATCCAGCGACAAATATCAGCCGGAATCACTGGTCTGCCAATGGTTCCGATTTTAGGATAACGCTATGCCATACCCAGCATTCACGGAACACGAAGACAGCCCGCAGGAGTCTGGCAACAGATCCGGCGAGTTCTCGTTTGTTCGCATCTTTTTAACAGCCTGGGCCGATCGTTGGTCATTCATTGCGGAACACTACAAATCAGGACCCTTCGGTTTGCCGGCATCCTATTCTACGTTGTGGCCGGGGGTTCTCGCCGATCATTTCACCATTGACAAACTCACACCGAAACCGATTCAGGCGACGATTGACGACCCGAACACTCAACAGTTGGAGCACGACACACAAGCAAAGATCACGATCACTTACACGCCGTTGCAGAACGATCAGCAACAGCAACAAGACCCGAACGACCCGACACCGTTACCCGCTGGAACGTGGTGTA